GGTATGCATGAAGGCAACATAAACGATAACTATATGTCATCATCACGTTGGTTCAATGGCGAATACCAATATAGACCCGAAGATTTTAGACGAAAAATCATCAAAATCTTTAATGATAGGAAGTCTGCCAGAAAAGAGGAGGCTAGATTTCTTCGTATGATTAAAGAATCTGAATTTGGTAAAAAATACTACAATCTCAAAAATGGTAGACCATCCGGTTCTGAACCCTGGAATAAAGGTAAAAAGAACATTTATTCACAAGAAACCCTAAACAAAATGTCCGTTGCTAAAATAGGAAAACCATCAAACAATCAATATACGAAAAGCCGGATGATTGGGTAATAAGGACACCCGGCAAAACCTCAACTTAGCCTCAAGCGGCTAGGCGATAGTCACTGTCGTTTGCAGTTACTTGATTTAGTTTTTACACCTTCTCTGGTGAGTTGTCCACTTCTATACTCTTTGCCCTGTCGAAACCTGGTCATCCCCATCAAAAGCATACTCTGTTGCCGTTTTTGCTACGCCGGTAACGACCAAGACCTCAAAGAATATGCTTTTGGTGGAGATGGGGGGAATCGAACCCCCGTCCAGAACACTTTTCAAGTTGCTTCATACAACCATTGCCGCTAGTATAGCAGCTTATTATTTAGGTGGCAATAGATTTACCAAGAAAATTTTGGATACTTTGCCTTCACGGCGAGACAGGCATCCAAATAAGCTTTTTCAGCCACTGTATCACCTTTGACTTTTGCATCAAGGTAATCTGCCATCGGTGGATAAGATTCTGCGCGTAATGTGGAAATTACACGGTGAATGATTTCTTCTGTTATTGTTAGCCCCCACTCCTGGCGGAAGATAAAATCGTATCCTTCAGGCACGGAAGATTGTTTTTCAAATTCTTCCACTACAGTATCAGATAACAAAAGATACCCAGAACAATCTGGCTTTTGACCAATCATAATCACTTGTAAACCAGTATATTTTGGTGGTTTTTCTTCCATACCTGGCATCTCTCTGCTACCAAAAACCGTTGCTAAATCTTTTGCTTCTGCTGTGCAAAGGTAAAACATTACTTGTTCTCCAATTGTTGTACTTCTTCTTCTGTTAATGGAATCATAGAGGGTGACGGTCTCAATTCAATTTTCATAGGGTCAGCGTTACCTTCCAACAACATCGCTTCTTTCGGAATCAATCCGATTCTTTGCAATGCATTAAAAGTATATGGGTTTGACATTGCATTCTTAAGTTTTGCTGGTGAGGGTCTTCCATTAGCAATAATCTCTGCTTGAATTTCTTTACCAATCATCACCGTGAATTCGTTTGCTGCATTTGCTTCAAACATTTCTTCATCGGTGTATGGTGTACCATCTTCATGTCTGAGCCTTGTAGGTTCAGCAATTATGAAAAGCTCATCAAGAAGTTTTTCTAGAATCTTAATCTCTTGACGATTTATTTCAAAATTTTGTCTTTGGTCTTCCTGAACAGACTCCATTTCAATAATCTCAGCTTGACAGTTGAGAATTAAATGTGGTAATGCATTGTTAGATTTGAGAGATTCTAATTCGGAAAATTTTGCTTTCCTTTTTAAATCTGCGACTTCTTCTAATGCTGCTGCCCTTTTACGCCCAACTAAAAAGTTTTGAAGTTGTTTAATTTTTTCCCAAGGTGTGTCACCAATTACTTGATAACGATAGTTAAATTCACTGTTTAATTTTGATGCCATGATTTCTCCATTTTAAAAATAATATTTATGAACTATAAGATGCGGCCTCAGGTGTTCTTGCCGTTCCTACACCTGTAGTATCAGACGCAACAACTCCTGTGTTTGAAATGAGATTAGTAACTGAGTAGAAAGTTGGTCCATTTCCGTTATAACCGTAACCAAATATAGCTTTATCACCACCATAACTTGCTGCACCCAAACCACTTCTAGCACTACCAATTTGAGGACCATCCGAAGCAACAACACCAACATTTGATACCAGGTTTGTCACATTATAATATGTACCAAATGGGCTAACTCCGAATCCAAATATAGCTTTATCTCCACCGTAACTAGTTGCTGCTACAACGGCTCTCACTTGTCCAACATTAGTAGATGTTCCCGAAAATACTCCAGTATTTGAAACCAATTCTATAGTGTTTAATGTAGAATAAGCAACAAAGGCAGAACCATAACCAAAAACAGCTTTGTCGCCACCATATGATGCTCCTGCATGATTAAATCTTATAGCAAAAGAACCGGTACTATCTCCTGCTACCACACCAACATTTGAAACAAAATTAATAATTCCTGATGCTCCAGGATTAGGTAAACCACCAGTGAATAATGCTTTATCATTGCCGTATTCCGAGGAAGCTCTAGCATAACTGGCAGTTCCAACACCCGTAACATCTGCACCAACAATACCAAGGTTAGTAACCAAATTTGTCATCGAAACCTGAGTGGTCGTATACCCATAACCAAATATGGCTCTGTCAAAACCATAACCAGAAGCCGAGAGACTGTCTCGCGCCGTGCCGACTCCGACAGTATCTGTAGAAACAATACCATTATTATTAACTAGATTTGTTGTGTTTACATAAGTATTGGGGCTGCCACCTGAAGTAATCGCTCCATATCCAAAAATAACCCTAGTAGCCCACTTACCACTGGTTCTTACTGTACTGTTTGAATATTGTACACCTTGACTTGTTAACTTTGCTGCCATTTTATTCTCTTTTTTATGAACCGTAGGATGCTGCGGCTAAGTCTATTTTAGCAGTACCAACACCAGTAACATCAACTGAAACTACACCAGCATTGGAAACCAAGTTAGTCATATTTAAATAAGTAGCTGAGGCACTAAGACCATAGCCAAATATGGCTTTATCACCACCATAACCCGCTGCGGCTAATCTAGCCCTTACTGTTCCAACACCAGAAGTATCTCCTGCTACTGTGCCAACATTATTAACTAAATTGGTTATTGATACGTATGATGCTGTGGGATAACCTGAATTGCCATAACCAAATATAGCTTTATCACCACCATATCCTGCGGCCGCAAGCTCATAGCGGACAGTTCCTACACCTGTAACATCAGCAGCAACAACACCAACATTTGATACGAGGTTTGTCATAGATTGCATGGCAAAGTTTCCATAACCATAACCAAAAATAGCTTTATCTCCTCCATAGCCGGCGGCCGCCAAAGCATATCTTGCCGTTCCTACACCTGTAACATCAGCAGCAACTATGCCAATATTGTTAACAAGATTCGTCATGGAAAAAGAACCTGAAGTGCGCCCATATCCAAATATGGCTTTATCACCACCATATCCTGCTGCGGCCAAATGATATCTGGCGGTGCCGACACCACCACCACTACTAATAACAACAGCAAGATTTGATACTAAGTTTACACTCTGTAAAGAGGACCCAGTATTAAATCCATATGCAAATATGGCTTTATCCCCACCATATCCTGCTGCGGCCAAATAATATCTTGGGTTACCAACACCTGTATTGTTTGTTCCGACACCGCCATAATTATTAACCAGATTGTTTTGAGTAGTTGCGCCGCTGCCGGACAATTGTCCATATCCAAAAATAGCTCTAGTAGCCGTCACACTATTTTGAATAGTGCTGTTGTCTGGATATAAAATACCATTAGTATTTAATGTCGTTGGCATTTGTTATCTCTTTTATTATGAACTGTAGGATGCTGCTGCTAAAGAAGTTCTAGCAGTTCCTACACCTGTTGTATCTGTAGCAACAACACCCGTGTTTGATACTAGGTTTGTCATATTTACGGGAACATTAGAACTATAATCTGAGTGACCGTATCCAAAAATGGCTTTATCACCACCAAAGCCGGCCGCAGCCAAGTTTGCTCGGGCAGTGCCGACACCAGTTGTGTCATTTGCGACAACACCCGTATTTGATACTTTATTTGTTACAGAATATACACTGAAAGCGGAGTAACGAATACCATACCCAAATATAGCTTTGTCACCACCATAACCGGCAGCTGCCAGTTCAGCGCGAGCAAATCCTACACCAGTTGTGTCATCTGCAACAACACCTATATTTGATACTTTATTTGTTAATGAATACCCGCCGGCAGCGCCACCATATCCGAAAATAGCTTTATCCAAACCATAACCTGCGGCAGCCAATCCATCTCTTGCAGTACCTACACCTGTTGTATCTGTAGCAACAACACCCGTGTTTGATACTAGGTTTGTTAAACTAACACTGCCGGAAGAACTTCCATATCCAAAAATAGCTTTATCCAAACCATAACCTGCTGCCGCTAAACTTTCTCTTGCAGTGCCGACACCTGTAACATCTAAGCTAACAACTCCAAGGTTAGATACTAAATTAGTCATGCCCTGAGCATTAGGATTTGTGCCAGCTTTTCGACCATAACCAAATATGGCTTTATCACCACCATAGCCTGCTGCTGCAAGCTCATAACGAGTAGTTCCTACACCAGTAATATTCGTGGTTACACTACCATAATTATTCACCAAATTGGTTATTGAATACTCAGTCGGAAAAACATTACCATAACCAAAGATGGCACGAACAGGTGAATTTACAGTTGATTCTATGGAAGTATCAGAATATGTAACTCCGCTTAGACCTATTTTTACTGGCATTTTACATTAAATTTTTAAGTGACCATATTAACTCATATTTATACATCATTTATTTGAATAAAATTTTCTTATTTGTTGGTTTAATTGTTCCATATAATTTTCTTTACTCTCGACAAAAATCTGTCCCGGACCTTCTTCAGTACCAATTAAAACAACAATTTGCTCAATCGGGTTACCAGTCAATTCACCAAACATTTCAGCGTATGCGGTGCATTGCATGAAATAGTTACCAATCTTTTCCTTACTTTTCTGCTTTGATGAAGATTTAAAATCAATGATTGATAGTTTTCCGTTCCACTCAGCAATGCAGTCTACTCTACCGGCTACACACAAATTGTCGGAATAAAGAGCCTGTTCAAGAGCAAAAACTTTACCTACATTTTCATCTATGTGAGATTTTATTTTGAAAAACAATTCTTTCGTGGTTGGCATTAAAGTTGTTAACTTCATGCCAACCATCTCATTTAACAAATATTTTTCACATACGGTGTGCAATGCAGTTCCGCGCCGAGAAGCCTTTGCTGCAACTTTGTTAGCTTCTTCTTCACCAACTCTTTTTCTCCATTCAAACAATTCTTTTTTTCCGTAAGATGAAAGAATTGTTGTCACTGAAGGGTATTTTTTACCAGAAGGTGTCAAGTAAACTCTACCAGAATCGGTAGTCACTGCCTTCATATCAAAATCCAATTCTGGTAGTTTTACAAATTCAAACATTATGTAATTGTATCCTCATATTGCATTTTTGCTAAAATATAATCCTTGACTAAAGAACTGCGTACAATATCTTCAGGAGTAAACTCAATTCTAGTGAATGCTCCCATATGCATAGCGATATCGAAAAACTTTAAGATGCCACTCATGTCATTTTTCTTTTTGTTCAAGTCTGTTTGTCTATAGTCACCACACCAAATAATCTTCGAACGATAACCAACGCGAGTCATAACGGTATCAATTTCTTCGAATGTTAAGTTTTGCATTTCATCAACAATGATGATTGCATCATCAAAACTCATACCACGAATAAAGGAAGTTGAAATGAATTCGATGAAACCTTGTTCTTCAAGTCTCTGATATGCATCTTTTCTACCAAACAATGTCTCGCAAATTTGTCGATATGGTTGTTGGTAGATTTCCATTTTTTCCGTAACATCACCAGGCAAATGTCCAATTTCTCTAGACTGAACAGCAGACCTAACCAGAATAATCTTTCTGAAAGGATTACTTTTATCTAGAACTTCTTCCAGTGCTTTATAGACAGCACAGAATGTTTTACCAGTGCCTGCAACACCATGCAATGCTACGAAATAATCTCCTCTTTTATACGCATCAAAAAATCTTTTTTGATTGTTTGTTAATGGCTCAAATGTTTTCAAATCATCTATACGAACCTTAAGTGCATTCGTAATTTTTGGCTGGTCATCTTCAAGATGAATTTTGGTGTTTGCTTTTCTAGCCATTGAGACCCTTTAGATTTTAACGCCAGTCGTCCTTTCTACGTGCTTTTTCACAACCTGCTCGGTTCTGGCTTGTTTGATGGATTTCCTAGAGTGCTTCTGTGCTAGGTCACTTCCCGGATGTGCCTCAGCGACTTTAGAAAGGACTTCTTTAAAGCCATCTGGCACACGGTTCTGCGTAGAGGTAGACACGCCAGACACGATTGCTGGCGCAGTCACCACAGGTTGAATGTGTGGATTGGATTTCAGATATTCATCACGCTCAGAAATTCTCATGAACGATTCGAACTCCTCACCTGTCTCAGAATTAAAAAAACTATAAGTTGGCATGTTGATAACCTTATATAGCCGAATACCAACTTGGCGCCGGTCGTTTTTTCCAGTCGGCTAGATGCGTTTTGTTCTTATTGTAATAATTACGATAAGAGGCAAGAGAATCACCAGGAACTTTTACATCATCAGGCATCGCGGGCGTGGGAGGAAAAAATACACCAACTGAAATTTTTGTGGGAGGAAAACGTAAAG